ATATTAGTGGCTCACAGTCATAATGCTTATTATGATGGAGATATTCCAAGATATTGGAAATGGAAAGAAATATATAAACATATTATTGGAGAATTATAATGCCAACAAAATTTAAGCCAAGTCAAACCACAGTAGAAAGAGGGACTTCAAAGAAAACTACTACACATTTTTATATGAAGTCTATGCCTAAAGCTGAATTAATCGATAAACTCGACAATTCAAATACAAGACCTAAAGATAAACAAAAAATCCGTAATGAACTTGTAAGACGAAGCCATGCATAAATGGTGGAGAATTTGGGCTAAAAGTTTAGGAGAAAAAGTAGGAGAAACTGATAAGCAGGCCAATACAGTCGCTGTCATACGTACAGTATGGTGGCTAACTCACATGGCAACTTGTTGGTTTATTATTTTAAATGCCGCAGCCAACCACGGTTGGGCATTAATTGGATTATGAAAATAAATATAAATGTTGAAATAGACACAGAAAATTCTACAGATGTAAATACTATAGAAGAATTAATAGAAATACTAAGACACGTAAAGGAAACACGCGATGACGATTAACTTTGAGAATACTTGGAGACCATTGCCTGATGTACTCACTATAAAAGATAGTGCTATTGATGGGTTAGGTTGTTATACTACAGTAGGCCTTAATTATGGAACAATACTTGGTTTAATGAGAGTGATGTATCACGGACAATGGATAAGAACACCATTAGGTGGATTTATAAATCACTCTGAAACTCCTAACTGTAAAAATATTGAAGAAGTTAACGAATGGGGGGATCGACAATTCTATTTGGTCACTCTTACAGACATTGAACCAGGCGAAGAACTAACTCTATGTTATCAAATGCCTGAATATCACCAATCTAACTAGTTTTTACTTTTTAGCTTCTTTACATGTATAAATAACAGTAAAGGAGAGAGTATGAGTAACGATTTATTAGATTTTGATTTTGGTTTTACCGCCGTAGATGAGAACGAATTAGAGGCAGTTCAATCAGTCAAATCAGAAGCAAACACCGCTTCAGCAACCGCACATGAATTAGAGACAAAGCTTAATAAGCTTTACAACTCTATACTCCCATTACTAACAAATTTAAAGATGAATCCTGAAAAAGATTACATTTTGTGGCCTAATAGGGTCGCAAAAATAGAAAAGTTTGAGGATTTAATTACGGAGATAATTAAATGACATTACCAACATCAGGCGCAATATCGCTCGGCCAAATGCATGGCGAAGTGGGCAGTAGTGCAACAGCACAGGCCGCACTAAACGATGCAGACATCCGTGCATTAATTGGCAAATCGGCAAATACTCAAATGGCGTTTAACGAATGGTATGGTGCTTCTGCTACCGACAGAAACTTTACTTTCACCGGCGCGAATCATTCTGGTCCAAAGGGTAGTACAGTCTATGGAATGAAGGCCGGTAGTCCAAGTGGGATTACAATGAATTCCGGATCATCTGACTGGAATAAGGATCTAACTATATCAGACATGGCCTATAGATCAGCGCAGAATAATTATCTGTTTAGGGCAACACACGCCAGTGGCGCCGCGTCGAATCAAACATGGTGGACTAAGCTAGTTTTAAACCGGTATATGGTAGGTGACGTAGTTACTTTGGAACGCAGTACATTATCTTCTAGCGTTTATGCCAGTGGGGTAATTACGCTGATCTGGCCTAATGAGGGGAACGGAACACAATTAGGAGCTGGTGCAATTACATGTACCTTCTCATAGGAGATTTTTAAATGAAAATATTATTAATAGCTTTATCCACAACCCTAGATTACATAGTTCCGTTACTTACTTCCGAAGGTCACACTGTGAGACTTATAACCGGTAATGAAGAGGTTACACTAACTGATAACGAAGGAAACGATTATCAAGTTGCGGCATGTGGATATTTACCGAGAGGCACTTCTGCAGAAATTAACTATGTGACAGGAATCATTGGAACTTTTGAACCTGATGTAGTTGTGAATTGTATTACCAATCTATTCCTTCCTGCATCTTCTGATTATACCTACCTAGGTAATACTGTGGCCAGTGCTAATCTCGAAACTCAAAAATGGGCTACGAGAACAAAGGCTGGAGAACTAGGATGGTTACTACCGACAGTAACAGAAAGTGGTATTACTTCACATGCAGCTGCGACTAATAGTGCTACTACATATATAAAACCGACCGATAATTTTACTGCTGCTGGAACTGTTAAAGTTCCCCCAAATACAGACATGTCTACCCAAGCGCATAAATTAGAAGATTATAATTGTTTTGTAGAACTTGGTCTTGACTATGCAGTTGAAGCATGGTGTTTCTTTACAATGCGCGATGGAGAGTATTCTATTATTAGAACTCTGGGATGTACAGATTATGGAGATGAAAAATTAATAAATAACTTAGGTGCTAGTTGGAGAACTGGTATTACCTTAGTAGATTTAACAAGCGATCAGAGTACTGCATTTGTAACAAAATGTGAGGCATGGCTGGACTACGCGAAAACACTTGGTGGTTCTTATGAAGGAACTATTGGTGGTGCTATAACAGATGCTAATGAAGTATACTGGTTTGAACAAAACTCGCGTCCTGGAACAGAGAACATTGGAATGTTACCGGGTACAGCTACTAACTGGTTGGAAGGACTCACGACCGATTCAACTAAATCCGTTAACCAGATAGCGGCAGCAACAATAAGATCCGAAAAGGGATTTGGATAATATAGGAGAGTAAATTATGTTTTGGAATAAAGAAACAGATATTGATGTGGATCAATTAAGAGAACAATTAGTAATAGATGAGGGTCAGGTTAATGAAATTTATAAAGACCATTTGGGCTACCCAACTTTTGGAATTGGACACTTGGTCCTTGAATCTGATCAAGAGTTTGGCCTGGATGTTGGAACCCCAGTATCAGAAGAGAGAACAATCGAGTGTTTTGAACACGACGTTGAATCAGTCCTCAGCGACTGTAGAATTCTACATGAAGCATGGGACGGATATCCTCAAGAGGCAAAGCAAGTAATTGCAAATATGATGTTTAATATGGGTAGAACTAGATTAAGCAAATTCAAAAATCACAACTTAGCTTTAGAAAGTGGTGATTGGAAAAAAGCTGCTATCGAAGGAAGAGATTCTAGATGGCATAAGCAAGTAACAAACAGAGCGGAACGACTTATGTCACGCTTAGAAAATATCTAATAGGAGATAGGAATGAAAATAAGAGTATTGGGAAGCGAAGGTACCCTAGCATCAGCAAATGCCGTAGGTAATGCTAAATTAGTAAGAGTATATAATAGTGGTGGTAGTGATTTAGTTCTGACTCACAAGACAGGATCTACAGTTATTGGTACAATGACAGTTCCAAGTAAAGCTATTGAGTTAGTAAAGAAGCTACCAGCTGAAACCTTAGAAGGTGGAGCAGCACTTAAAGCAGTTAACGTAGCTTATAGTCATTAACGAATGGCAGAAGTATTTGGCCTAATTGGCGATGTCGGAGCACCTATAGCAGGAAGTATTGTTATGGGTTTCTTCATATTTTTGGTAATAAAGCAAATACTAGAAGGTATTGTTGATCAGATAGGTACACTTACTATTTTTTGTAAGTCCTTAGAAAATAGGGCTAGAGCAATGAATAACGATATGATTAAAATTGATTTACTAGTAAGCAGTGCATTGGAATTAACTCCAGATATTGACAGAATAGCTCGAGCTGAGAATTTTGTCGAGGACGGAAAATTAGATGTTCGAAGGGATTAAATATAGAAAATATAGGTTCTGGGAAATGTATAAAGGCAATTTCATAGATATCTATGTATAAGGTAAACGAATGGAAGTTGCAGTAGAATTTAACATAGTTACAGCTATACAAGATTATGGGTTTCCTATAGTCATGATGGTTGGTTTAGGCTATTTTATATATTTTGTCTGGAGATTTATAGGCGAAAAGATTGAGCCTAAATTAGAAGAAATGCACTTTGCTTTGATTAGAGTAATTGATCAAACTCGTATGCTTGACCAGGATATGATACGGTTACAGCAAAAGGTGAATGTAGTATTAGAGTATAAAGAAAACGAGAGGAAAAAAAAGAAATGATGAAAATATTAAAGAACTTATATGTTGTAGTATTCGTAGGATTGGCTATAGTTGTTGCAACATCAGCAAAAGCAGATGGAATAAATTTTAAATTTAAAAATCCATCATTTAGTGGAATCGGAACTTCTGCTCATTGGTTAACAATTGAAAACCAAGAAAAGTCAAGAAAAGACAAGATTAAAGAAGACATACAAGCTGCAATAGACAAAGCAGAAAGAGCAGCTAACAATACAACTCAGGCTAAATTTTTAAGAAATTTAGAGAGCAGAATTTATGCACAGATTGCTAAACAGTTAGTAGATAATATGTTTGGTAATGAAACTGCCGCAACATTTGGTACTTTTGATATAGAAGGTAATTCGATTACTTATGAAACTATTATCGGCGGTGGAGTTGATGGCACGGATATCATTAGGATTACTGTAGTAAGTGAAGATGGAACAACGACTACTTTAGACGTTCCAATAGGATCTGGATCCTTCTAATGAAACCTATTATATTAATATCTACACTAGCATTCCTAACAAGCTGTGCTGGATTACCTAGTATGACTGATAGTTGTACTACCGATATTATGGAAGCATTCGGTGAATGCATAGAAGAAGCAGTTGTAGTAACACTGCCAGCTTCGCAGAAACTTGCTAATCTTCCACCGGCTAAAATAAAGCCGATTGTGGCAGTATATAAGTTTCAAGATTTAACAGGACAGAGAAAAAGCAGGGAAAACCTTGCTGACTTTTCAACAGCAGTTAGTCAAGGAGCAGAAGCTTTTGTCATCGATGCTCTTAAAACTGCAGGTAAAGGTACATGGTTTAGAGTAGTAGAAAGAGGCGGCCTTGATAATTTAATAAGGGAAAGACAAATTATTAGATCAGCAAGAGAAGAGTTTGAAAAAACGAAAGAAGATAAATCACTTCAACCTTTACTTTTTGCTGGAATTATTGTCGATGGAGGTATTATAGGATATGATACTAATCTCGAAACCGGAGGTAGAGGTGCTAGATATTTAGGTATTGGTTCTTCTACGCAATATAAGAGAGATTCAATTGTTGTAAGCTTAAGAGCTACATCAACTCTCACGGGTGAAATTTTGTTGAACGTACAGACTAAAAAATCTATCTTGTCTGTAGGTGGTGGTTATGATGTATTTCGATTTGTAGATATGGATACAAAACTAGTCGAAATTGAAGATGGTAATGGCTTTAACGAGAGTGTGACATACGCGACACGCGCCGCAATCGAAGAAGCTGTACTGGAGTTAATATACCAGGGTCACGATAGAGGATACTGGGTAATAGAGGATGGACACAGACACCCGCATCAGCATGATGGGGAAAACGAAAAACATTCGATAACAGGAGAAAATAATGAACATGAATAAAAATGCGATGTTCGTAATGTTGGGTCTTTTAGGAATGTCCAACTTTGTTGCCGCTGATGCAAACGATAATGAAATATGGATCGCGCAAACAGGTAATAACGTTGAGCTTACTCTTAGACAAATTGGTGCAGGTAACAAGTACGGTGGTGATGATTTTAGTGGTTCATCCATTGATATGACTATGACCGTTTCTGATACTTATTTTGATATATTATTAGATGGTGATTACAATAAAATGTTTGGTACAGTAGTTACTACTGGCTCTACTATTAACAATTTTATTACTGGTAACTATAACACGTGGAACCAAAAGATTGGTGTAGCAAACACTGCTAGCACTTTGGCAATTGATTCTGCTATAACTGGTAATACTAACAGTATAGTATTTAGAGCAGGTAATGATGATGATTCATATAACTTATCGACTCCATTATGGGGACAAACTAGTCCAGAAAAATTCTGGAAAGTAAGTGGGTCAACTTGGTCAAGAGTTGCAAGTGGTCAACAGAATTACTGGGCAACTTGGAATCCTACTGCTGGTTCTGCCGACAGTCTTGATTTTGACTTAGATGTTACTGGTGCAGATAACACTATGAATATATTTGTTAATTCAACAAACGCTACATTTAATTGGGATATCATTGGTTCTAATAACTGGGTTCAAACTACTATGGAAGATGGTGCAGATAATGATCAAACCGTAGCTGTTACTGGTTCTTATAACTATATATTTGTAGGACAAGACACTGGTTCTACTTCAGGCGTAACCAACAATGCGATATTTAATGCAACATTTGCTACAACACATTCGGACATCAATATTATACAGTCTGACGCTAACTAGTATATTTCTTATGGGTTCTGCTAATGCGGAATCTATAGGAGGTATCACTGAACAAATTGGTGTAGCTTCTTTAGTTCGCAGTGGCGGACAAGAAATTGTAGTATCCGGGACTTCTATACCTGGAATTGAATTAAAAGATACTGCAGTTACCGGTAACGGTAGAATGCTAATAGAATTTTTAGATGAAGAACAACTATCGATAATAGAACATACAAGGATCTACATCGATAAAGCTTATTATGATCCGGATCCATCTAAGTCTGAAATGGCTATACGTATGGTTCAAGGTACCGCACGGTTTACGTCAGGCCGCGGTAAAAGAATCAAGAAGTCTAATATAAACTTGTCA